AAATACCATCACAGGATAACCAGCGTTCAATGCAATATTCTGCGCAACCTGCTGAGAGCTGCCGTTAGCGGATGAATTAAAGGTGTACTTTCCGTAAAGACAAAAAGGCGTTGATTGTGGCGTAACAAAGGGATTCCCGTTATCCATTAATATCATTGCGCCAAATTCGGCCATTATGATTTCTCCATGAAAATGACCACCTCACACTTTGATGCCGGATAATTCCCCAGGCCAATAGTAGAGGCAGCAGTTACGGTAATAGTGTTCCCTGACGCTACAATGCGCCGACCTACGCTGCTTCCTCCTTCATCGAGTGAAAGAACAAAGCCGACTTTCATTCCGGAGGGAATCGTAAAAGACCAACTGCCGGATGTTTGTCCGGCAGCCAGTTGTATACGCCCAACAACGGAAACTGGCTTGATACCGTAGTTATTAGGTTTCCCTGCCGCGTCCCAGGTCTGTATCCCGTAGGCCATATCAGAACACTCCCGTTAACCTGCCAACCTGCACCCTCAGTACATTACTGCCGTCTTTGACGCTGATTGTCTGGTTGGTCTGCTTCATGGCCCCCTCTCCTGCCGTCGAGCCATAGTTTTCAAAGGTACCAGTCTTATCCAACTTCCAGCCTACAGACCCTGCAACATAATTATTGGACTGGATGTAATTACCAATCTTGGCGTTAGATATTGTCCCGTCCTGGATGAATGTATCTCGGATAAAAGTCTGGCCGTTCTGGATCACAAAGGGCAATGCTACAGTGCTGCCAGCCTTGGTGGTTACGGCGAATCGATCTGCCAGGAAGATAACCTGCGACTGTATACCAGAAGGCGTGTTCTCGACGCCGATCCCCATCCCGGCGGCGTAATACTGCCCGTTAGCGGCCACGCCAACTTTGATGTTATACATCGCGCTGATGTTGCCGTTAATGTCAGCCACCGCATTAGCGGTTTGCGTGATAGCAGCAGTCTGTCCATTCACCGTTACGGTCAGAGAATTGATTTTTGTTGCAGATGCCTGTGTAAAATCAGCCAGGGTTTCGGTCAGATCTGTCGCGTTCGAAACATTACCACCGGCAGAAGCATCAAGCGTCACCAGCGCGCGGGCCACGGCCTGACTGGTATCTGCAATAGTGGTATCGATACGGTCGATGCTGGCGCTGTTTCCTGCATTAGTCACGGTTTGAGAACGGCGGGAAGTGACCTGCGCCAGTCCGTTTTGGATTATGGCGATAGCCGAGTTTTTCACTCCTCCTGTCATGCCGTCCATAGATACACTGATGCTGTCGATTCTCTGGCCAAGCGCGGTATCAGCCGTCGCCACGGTCTGCTCAAGCTCAGAGAGAGAAGACGACACTTCACCAACCGTGCTCGAAAGTTCATTAACGCTGGTCTGAACCTGCCCGATGTCCTGCGCGTTTTGGGCTATTTCCTGCGCCTGCAGCTCAAGGTTGTCGGCATTCTGTTTGATGTCGTCAGCCATGCCAGCAATTTTTTCATTGCTGTCCACCGCGTTCTCGATCAGATCTTTGAACGTATCGGAGCCTTTCATGTCCTCCAGGATTGCATCGGTGATATCGGAAACATCGATGCTGGCCTGCCCGCGCACCCAGTCTGTCCAGTCGCTCTGATTCCCGATGCGGTCAACCAGCCGTGCCCGGTACCAGAATTCCTGCCCTGCCTTCAGCCCCATCTGCTGATAGAGTTTCTGGGGATACGGCACCGACGCCAAAAGCATTGGATTTGCCCCATCTACTGAAGCGCTGTATTGCAGTTCCGTGCTCAGGGTGTCGGCGGTATCTGCGGGGAAATGCGGCATCTGTCAGATCGTCCTTGATGCTGAACGGAGTATCCTTCGGTGCGCCAACAGCGCGGGAAGAGTTGAGGTACAGGGCTGCGAGGTCAGCATCCACTTCGTTCGCCAGCGCGCGGAAAGCCTGTTTGAACTGGTCAGCCAGGATTGTGTTGTAGGTACCAGCTGGGCCAGAGCCAATTGCTCTTCACCATTCCATTTCACCGGGGCCATCTTGGATTTGGTGATTTTGACATCCACACCACCGATGGTCTGGTCGCCAGAATTAGGCGCTGACGGACCAGGGACAATATCTTCAGTGGTGGCTGCAGGTGCGACTGGCGCACGTACGGTCTGGTCTTTTGCAGCTGCATCCGCTTTCGCGTCACGCGCCACCGCAGGAATAAAACCAGTTTGCTCGCGGGACACTACGTCCAGCGCGGTATAGATGGTCGGAATCAGACCAGTAAGGGTATTGCCTGCCATTTATGGCTCCTTTCGATTTAATCGACGATGCTGACGCCGTCTTTCAGCGCTGCTTGCTTGCCAGCGTTATCCAGGGAATCAAACGCACCGCGTTTCATGGTTTTTTGCCCGGCCTGGTGCTGCGACTGGTGAGAACCGCCGCCGCTGTTACCGGACGCTTTGAGGATGTAATCTTTCTGTGGATGCGACTCGACCAGAGACTCCAGGGCCTCATCAAAGCTGGCTAACTCGCCGGGCTTGGTGCGTGAGAACACCTTATTGCCCTGGCCGTCGTAGGCCACAACCTTCCCTTCTTCGATTTTGAAGTTCTGACCGAAGTAGGAACGCACGAACTCAGTCGGGATCGCCATCTTCTCGGAAATGAACTTAGAGCCACCGAAGCGGCCGCCGATCATCTCGTCGTAGAGTTGAGTTTCCAGCTGCTTGGTCTTGCCGTTCGCCTCGTCCAACTGCTGTTGGAAAACTTTGGTGATCTCCGCCTTTACCTGGTCAACGGCACCAGCATCGATCAGTTTTTTCTGGTCGATTTTGGTCATCATCTCCAGGGCTTCGAGCGCCTTGGCCGGGTCGGTGATGCCCGAGAAATTCGCGAGATTGGCTTCCGCAGCTTCCTTCGCTTCGCGGTGCGTTTTCGCCTCGCCATTCAGGGAGGTGATTTTGGTCATCGCTGCGACCGCATCGAACGGGATCTCTTTGCCATCATCATGGATGTACACAGGCATACCGTTTTCAACGACCACATTTCCGTTAGCATCAAGTTTCAGTTTCATTGTTTTTGCTCCAGCCTTCCGGCCATTGGTAATAGGTCATCCGACCCGATCACCGCGTCGCATCCGCTCAGCGGCAGGCATAAAAAAAGCTGCCCTGAGGCAGCCTTGATTTGTTTGCAATAAAAAACCCGCCGGAGCGGGTCAGTGATCACCTCAGAACGCCTGTTCTCAGGCTATACTTCACCTCGAATTGAAAGCAGCATATCTTTCAGAAGGGCAACTTGTGCTTCTGCTGCAATTCTGCGATCTCGTTCAGTTTTTAGCTTACCAAGCAATTGCGTATTCTTTTGCTTAAGACCTTTCACTTCGTGATTATTGATAATTTCACGCTCGGAGTTCCATGGGCGGTCAACCTCATAGTAAGCATCTTTCTGATTTGTCATATTAACCTCGTAGCTGGTTGCGTAGATAATGGAGTCCGGCACACAGTCTACGTTCTGCGCCTTCGGGAGCTACCCTAGCCGGACGCGATTATTGTAGCACTTATTCGAAAGCAGCAGCATCAATTCGCCGCAGTTCGTCCAGAGTCATGAACTCACCCTTGTCAGTGAACATCTCCGGCACTGTGATTTTGCCGTCACGAAGCATCGTGGCGCGGGTAACACCCAGCACCTGCTCCTGCCGCGCGTATGGCTGTCGGGTAAGCCAATCGGCATAACTGGTATGCGCTGGTACTTGGCCCGACATGCTCGCCCGTGTGGCACTACTCAACTCGCCAGAGGATATCTGCAATTCCTCCCACGATTTGGTAATCAGGATTTCACCGGAGCGACAGCAGAAGTGAATTTTGCCGGGACCGCGCAGATACGGCACCACATGGCCCAGCGGCTTGCCGTCGAGGGTGTAGAGCTTGCGGTCGCGGATAATGCACCACTGGCTGGTATGTGTATCCAGCGTGGACGACCACTGTTTGGCCTTCACGATATCGCTGTTGGCCTGTGCGAACTCCTGGCGCGCCGTGGCGGCCATGTGATTCACCGCGGTGCGGGTCACCACCGCCAGGTCGCGACGGGATGTGTTGATCACCCCGTCCTCGCGATTTCTCTGCGGCGTACCCGCTACGCGCCGGACAATCTGCTCTACCGTTTCGCCCTGGAGGAAACCGGAGCGTACAGCGTTGGTGATTTTGTCCAGCCGATCCAATTCAAGCTTCTGACTCCACTCTTTCAGCAACCGCCCCTGAAAGGGCTGCGCCACTGCTGAGGCGTAAACCTGTTCTGCCGCAATGCTCTGGAGCGGCACATGCTTGAGGATCTGTTTAGGGATGATGCTGCTGAACAGGTCCAGCTGATACCCGGTCTCATAATCCGTGTAACGTGCCAGCTCACGCGCCAGGGACGCATTAACCGGTTCGTAGGCTTGATGGTTCAGTTCACGAACACCGGTCAGTAGAGAGGCCAGACGACGCGCACTGTAGGTATCAGCGCGCTTGCCATCCAGCAGCACCAGCAGCCTGGCGGCCAGTTCAGCATCCAACTTGTTCAGCAGCGCGACCATACGCCTGGCGACGCCGGTACCGTAACGCGTCACGTACAAGCCGTGCGCGATGGTCTCGTCCAGTAGCCTGTCATTCACGGAACGGTCCATTTCACACCCCCGGCGGTGGTTCACTCAGTGACGCAGACTCGGCCAGCAACTCGCTCAGCACCGTATCAGGATCCGCATCGGCATCAATCAGGTTGAGTTTTTGCAGGGCTTTAATCGCATCGATACGGCGCAGGTCACCGCCCTGGCGCAGGGACTGAATAGCCAGCGCAGCAGGCGGGTTGAATTCTTTCGACTCAACATCCAGCTCGGTGCGCACATCTACGTTGCCACCCTCCTTCTCGCCGATGTACTCAGCCATGATCTGCAGGATGTTGTCTATCGCGTCTTCGAGGCTGGTGGCCATAGTGTAGAGCGGCGACTGCTCCTGCATTTTCTCTTCGGAGGTCTGATCCACCGATTTGGTAGAGGTGTTCTCCGTGCGCAGCAGCTTCGCGCCAGCCTGGCGCATCTGCTCCACCAGCTCTGCCAGCGACTCTTTGCCGGCACCAATGGACGAACCGGTATGTTCAACGTATTCCAGACCCTGCGTTTGCCGATCGGTGAACGATGTGGCAGACGAAGACCCAATTACCAGCTCTTCTCCCTGCTCAAGGCCGAACACCGTCAGTATCGGCACCCGGGCGACGTGCAGGATGTTGTCCTGCTCACTTTGGCTTTGCCAGTGCTTGATATTCAGCAGGGCCATGTTGAGAAGCGGCGGTGAGCCACACATAAACCCGGTGCGCTTGGTGTAGAGCGTCACCAGGGTGATGTCTTTCCGGGAGGTCTGCCATTCATCAAAAATCTCCCAGTTCGCCGCGCCCTCGGTACCTCTGGACTTGCGGTAGATTTCCACCTTCCCCGGAGTCAGATAACGTATCTGCTCCACCTTTGTTTGCCCGAAGTCGTCACCGTCCTCGACAACAACCTCTTTGATGCGCAGCGCGGTGAGCACCAGCTTACCGTCCGCCATCTTCGACTTCCATCCGATTACCTGGCGGGGATTAAGCATTGTGACGTACGGGCGCGCGCCGGTAGCTTTCTCATCCGCTTTGGTTTTCACCCTTTCTGGGTCCACCCTGGGATAATCCACCAGCGCATGTGATAGGCCATACTGCATCGCAAGGCCGAAGAATGACTGAGCCCAGACATCGAGGCGGGTGCCTTCCAAGTCGATGTTCTTCGCAAACTCGCGCAGTTGATCAGGAACGTTCTCGGCCAGCTTAATCGGCTCGGCAAATACGCGCCCTATGTTTTGCTTAATGGTCTCTTCGTAGGCGGGCAAAAGCGTGGCCACGGAGAGGCGTTTTTTATAGTCCTCTTTGTCTTCTTTCGGCCAGCGCGGGAGATATGCCTCGTCCAGTTGTCGCATATAGAGCGTGCCGCCCATCAGGGCATCATTGATATCCCACGCCTCGACCATGTTCCCATAGTCCAGATTGGGTGTTGAGATGTCAGGCATGGAGTTACATCCGTAGTTGAGTGACTTTTCCGGTGGGTTTGATGATCGGGAATTGCTTCACGATGAAATAACCACCAGCGTCGTTTGGGTGATCGTTGTCGGCTGATTTATCCGGCTCGCCGTTTGCCGCCCATACCTGCTGTTCAAGGCTGTCTGTATA